GATGACTTATATGCGTATAAATATCTCTAGAAAAAAAATTTTTTTTATATTATATCTTTACAATGGCCTTTTTAAATAGTAGCATTCCACCAATATATTGTCAAATACGCAAGGAGTATTTATATGACCAACAAAAACATCATGGAGAAAGCGAAGATTGTGTTATCTTCGGTCTCACAAGTATACAGGGTCGTGGTATCCTTTTTAATATCATGTTACCGAACGGTGCGTGCTTTTGGCGGTTGCCAATTGCTGCCTTCTTTTCTGCGAAGATGGAAAGGCGAGAAGTGCCAGATATGCCAAACGACTTACTTGAGCTGTGGAATAGCTTTGATTATCATCACAGTGTTACTCATTTTTCTTTTTTATTAGGACAAAGAGCTAAATATTTTGGTAAAGATAAAAAACTTTATACAGGTGAGTATCTGTTTACTGTTGACTGGTGTCACCCTGACCCCAATCTTCTCGATACAGATCATTCTGAGATTCCTCAGGAGCATAAATGTGCTCATATATTGGAGCTTGACAACGGTAATTTCGCTGCTCAACCTAATAATAGGATACTATGGAATGTTAATTCGTTCACTACGAGAAGCGAAGTGCCAGACTACAAAGTCCAAACAAACGACTGGAATGTCGAAAACAAAGATTGGGTAACAGATGATACAGATAGATTTTTTTACGAGATAAAAGAAAAAGAATAGGAGTTGATACACGGCCGGGAGACTGGTGGTATCAGGGAGGAAGGCGGGCATATTTTTGTTTCATATTATAATTATTTGTGTACTGTGGATCCATGAACATATCTATACTTTTACCAACTCGTAAAAGATTGCCATTATTAAAAAAAGCTGTAGATTCATTAATCAATAATGCAAGAACGCCGGATAAGTTACAATTTTTATTTGGTGTAGATAAAGATGACTTAGAAAGTTTTAACTATCTTAAAGATTCAAAATATCCTAATCAGATTGCTTTACAATTTAGTCCGATAGGTTACGAAAATTTACATCGATATAATAATACATTAGCTCAATACTCAACTGGTAAATGGTTGATGTTCTTTAATGACGATGCTTTAATGTGTACGAAAAATTGGGATGATAAGATTATGGATTTTGAAGATCAGTTTTGTTTATTAAAGTTTAAAGAACAAACTGGACATCCTTATAGTATCTTTCCATGTTTTCCTAGAGATTGGTTTAGATGTTTAGATCATATTAGTCTACATGGTCAAAATGATGCGTGGCTCTCTGAAATTGCTTATGCGTTAGATATAATGGAGGAAGTAGATATTAATGTAATACATGATAGAGCAGATATTACTGGTAACAATAATGACGAAGTATTTAGAGCTAGAAAATACAAAGAAGGTAACCCAGAAGAAAAAGGAGACTTACATCATCAAGAAATGGTTAATCTAAGATTAGCAGAAGCTTCAAAATTAGCATGGTTTCTCGATAGAATAGGACAACCATCAGAAGCTTGGCAAGAAGTTATCTTGAAAAAAAGAGAACCATTTTTTTTACTTTCACAAAAATTTAAGTTATATAAAGAAAGTGGTGGATTAGGAATGGGTCAACAAAATGCAAGAAGTCCAAATCAAAGAGAAATTAAAGTCAGCTATTCAGATATACCAAAAGACACGTGATAAACGTGCGGGTGAATTAATAGAACATTTAAATAATTTACTATCTACTTATAAAGCTCGTAATAATTTTTTGGCTTATGCTAAACATATGTATCCAGGTTATAAAGATCCTGCGCATATAAAATTAATTGCTAAAAATCTAGAAAGTTTAGAAAAAGGTGATATTAAAAGGCTGGCAGTTTTTATGCCACCTCGACATGGTAAATCTATGCTTTGTTCAGAATTTTTTCCTGCGTGGTATCTAGGTAATAATCCAAACGAATTTGTAATTCAATCTACATATGCTCAAGAACTAGCTGACGACTTTGGACGAAAGGTCCGTAATCAACTTCAATCTGATGATTACAACAAAGTATTTCCACAAGTGGCCCTTCGATCAGATAGTACATCAGCTAAAAGATTTCATACTATACATGGCGGAACTTATGCAGCGGTCGGTGCAGGTGGAGCTATTACAGGTAGAGGTGCGCATTTATTAATTATAGATGATCCTATAAAAGGAAGAGAGGACGCTGAATCAGAAGTGCAAAGAAGAAATCTATTAGAGTGGTATAAATCTGTAGCATATACTCGATTACAACCAGGTGGTAAAGTAATAGTAATTCAAACTCGATGGCACCAAGATGACCTTGCTGGTTATATTTTAAATGAATCTGGTGAAGATTGGAAAATTTTAGATTTACCAGCGATTGATAAAGAAGGTAATGCTTTATGGCCAGATGCTTATTCCAAAGAAGATTTAGATAAAATTCAAAATACAGTAGGAGAACGTGTATGGCAATCTCTTTATCAACAAAGACCTACTAACGAAGAAGGTTCTATTATTAAAAAAGATTGGTGGAATATATACGAGGGAGAAAAAATTCCTACATTAGGTTATGTTGTACAATCTTACGATACTGCATTTAGTACTAGATCCTCTGCTGATTATTCAGCCTGTACTACTTGGGGTGTATTTACAGCAAGAGATGAAAACAATACTCCGTATGCTGCATGTTTATTATTAGATGCTTGGAAAGAAAGATTAGAATATCCAGATTTAAGAAAACGTGCACAAGATAGTTATGATGAATGGATGCCCGATCAAGTATTAATAGAAAAAAGAGCTTCTGGTCAATCTCTTATACAAGATATGAGAAGGTCTGGAGTGCCTGTAGTTACTTATACTCCAGAAAGAGATAAGGTATCTCGAACTCATAGTGTAGCTCCAATGTTTGAAGGTGGATTAGTGTTTACTTTGGATGAAGATTGGACTAAGAGTGTAATTGAAGAATCATCTCAATTCCCATATGGAAAGCACGATGATATACATGATACTTGTATACAAGCTTTGATGAGAATGCGTGATGGGTTTTTAGTAACACATCCGGATGATCCTGAGGACGATGATTATGACGAAAAAAGAAAATACCGCAAAAACAAACATTATTACTCTTGATAGATGGAGAGTAACACCTCGTAAACCTACAAAAAAAGAAATTGTACATAAACAAGATGACGAAGTAGTATCAGCTTTTCATGACGCTTGTATTAAGATTACTGATAAAATTGATATAAAAGGTTATGCCTTAGTTGCTTGGGACCAGAAAGGAGTACCTTGTATTTCGTGGTCTACCGGCCATGTGGATAATCCTATTAGCGAATTAATGCTTCCGACCTTTACACACTCAATATTTCAAAGTATAGTTTCCAAAAAAATAAGTACAACGGAGGATCTGAAAGATGACTAACCCTTTTAAAAGAACGAGCCCATCGCCAAAGATAGGTGTTAAAACCTACAGTGTCGAAGATGTTAAAGCGGCTAATAAAAGATTTTATGATAAATTTCCTGGTGCTGTAGAAGATGCTGCTATGTTAAAAAAGGCAATGCAAAATCCAGGTGATGAAGTTGTAAAAGAAGATGATACAAGAAAAGCAGAACACGCAAAAATGATGCGTGGTATTAAAATAGAAGTGGAGACGTTCTAATGAAAATGACAGCAGGCTCAGGCTCTGGTCAAGGTAGAATGCAAAATTCTAAAATGACTGGAAAGATGATGAAGAAAAAAAAGAAAAAGAAAAAAGGTAAGTTTCCAGATATGTCTGGAGACGGTAAAGTAACTAAAAAAGATATTTTAATTGCACGTGGTGTAATTAAAAGGAAAGGCAAGAAAAGAAGATGATGAAGAAAAGAAAAAACACAAGACGTATGAATAGACTTGAAGAGCTTGGCAGAGTTGATGCTGAAAAAGCAAAAACTAAAAAAGGTAAGAAAAATCTTAAAGCTGAGAAGAAAAGAATAGTACGTGAATTAAAAATGAAAAAACGGAAAAAAAGATAATGGCTAAAACTACAAAAGACGTAACTAAAGAAATTTTAGATGTAGATTTTGAAGATACATCTAAAGCTAAAATGTTAGATGACGATGGCTACGAAGAAGGTAAATCAAAAGAAAGAGAAATGATTGCTGATGCTAGTGGTAAAAATGTTAAAGATATTACTAGCATGCTTGAATTAAAAAAAATGCAAGAGTCAGGTGGTAATATTAGAAAAAATAAAAATTTATTAAATAAAAAAATTTCTGATACAATGACTAAGAAACAATTTACTGACTATATTAAAAGAAAGTAAATGGCTAAAAAGGCTGCAATTGGTTTAAGTTTTCTTCCAAGAGAAAAGCCAAGAAAAAGACCTGGTCGTCATAGTAAGCGACCAAATAAAAAATTTACTAGAAAAAAGTATAGAGGTCAAGGCAGATGATAAAAGAATTTGTATGTCCAAACGGAAGAATGTCTGTAAATGGAGTGTGTCCTTTATTTGAGGGTGATGATGGTCAAATTAAAGATTTTAATAAACCTAAAACATTCGATGAAAAATATTCTGAAATTGAAGATATTGAAAAAGATAGACAAAAAGGTTTTTTTGAATTTGATTTTGAAAAACCTACTTCATCTTCAAAAAAATCTGCCAAGAATATACTTACCGATAATATAAATTACTATAATAGTTTTGTAGAAGAAACTTTAGGAATTCCATCTGGAGTGCAAAATACATTAAGAGTAGGATCTGCTGCTATTAATTTGGCTAGTGGAGGAGGAGCATTAGGTTTAATAGGTCCTTTTGCATTACCTTTTATTGCTGGTGGTTTTTTAAAAAATAATGAAATGAATAGAATAGAAAATATTACAATGCAAGATACGCAGGGAGACGTACAAATATTTCCAACTGCTACCATGAATATAAAATCTACACCACAAGATGACAGAAGAGGTGGTCAATATGATGGCGGCGGCAGTGTTTCAAAAAGTTCTGGTTTTGATTCTGCAGAAAGAGGAGCAGCTTTACATGGCTAGAACAAGAATCAGACCTAGAAAAAGAACAGGAGATATTCCAAGAAGAAAAAAATATTACAGACCTACAAAAAAAGGTGCGGGTATGACAAGAGCAGGAATTAAAGCTTATAGACGAGCTAATCCTGGTTCTAAATTAAAAATGGCTGTAACTGGTAAAGTTAAACCTGGAAGTAAAGCAGCTAAACGTAGAAAGTCTTACTGCGCAAGATCATTAGGACAATTAAAAAGAAGCTCAGCTAAAACTAGAAATAATCCTAATTCTAGAATAAGACAAGCTAGAAGGCGGTGGAGATGTTAGATGAATTACTATTTTACAGGAATTTTAATTATTTTAATAACTTTACTTGCAATCTTTGGAGGACCTAGTGCCTACTAAAAAACCATTAAATATATCAGAGGAAGCGGCAGTGCAAATGCCAATGAAAACAGTTGCTAGTTTGATTATAATTGTAGCACTTGGAACAATGGGTTATTTTCAAATAATAGAACGACTTAATGTTGCAGATACTCGTATACAGATAATGGAAAAAGACTTAGAAGAAAATACAGAGTTTAGAATTAAATGGCCTCGTGGACAATTAGGTTCTTTGCCAGCTGATAGTGAGCAGTACATGATGATTGAGGATCTTTATAAAACTACCGATAAATTAAATAAACACATAGAAAATATGGCGTTAAATAAAGTTAACATAGAATTTTTAAGAAAACAAATGGATAAAGTTTTAACTGATATTGAAGATTTAAAAGATAATGCTAGAGATATGCATTACAAGAATGGTAACGGACAATGATTGAATCTGTTATAGCATTATTAATGTTTGTAAATGGTGAAATTAAAGAGCATAGAATACAAGAAAGTATGGCAGCATGTCTTAGAGGAAAACGTCATGCTGAACGTCAGTATAGTGAATCTGTATCTTATAAATGCTGGAAAGGTAAAGCAGAAACAGAGTTATATATGGGCGAAAAACATATCAAGAAAATAATACTAGAATAATTAATATTTTTGTTTTATATCTACTACAGGAAAGTATGGTATGAACCAGGAGGTATTATGCAGATATGAAAAAAGGTCTTTATGCAAATATAAATGCTCGTAGAAAAAAAGGTATTTCTAGAACAAAAAAGAAATCAACTATTTCTAAAAAAGCATATAAAAACATGAGAAGAGGTTTTCCAAAATAATGCCAATGTCACGTGCTAATTTTACTAAACAAGTATCAGTGCCTAGAAAAAGAAAAAAAGGTAAAAAGGTACCTAAGAAGTATTTAGCTGGAACTTCTGGAAAACTTCGTAGCGCAAGAAAAGCTGCTATTAAAAGATTAAACAAAGATAACAAAGGCTCTGGAGTTTTACCAGGAGATAAAAAAGGTGGAAAATTTGTAGGGTCAAAAAAAGAAAGTATACATAATAAAAGATTTAGGAGAATGTATGGCTAAAAGAAAATCAAGTACAGCAACAGCAATTAGAAATAAAGCAAAAAAAACAGGTGTATCTGCTTCTAAAATTAGAGCAATTTATAATAGAGGTTTAGCAGCATATAGAACAAGTGGTCATAGAAAAGGTGTAAGTCCTCAAGCATGGGCTATGGCAAGAGTTAATTCTGCATTAACAGGCGGTAAAGCAGCTAAAGTTGATAGAGATATTTTAAAAGGTAGACGAGATAAAAACAGAAGAGCAGATGGTAGAAAGAAAAAAACTAAAAGGAAAGCATAATGAAAAAAGCTAAAGCTAAAATTAAAAAAGTTATGAAAGGTTTACAAAAAGCCTCAAAGACACATGCTGGCCAAGCAAAAACTTTAGGTAGTATAATTAATAAAAAAAAGAAAAAGAAAAGTAAAAAAAATGCCTCTTACTAAAAAAGGAAAAAAGATAATGAAGTCTATGAAAAAAAGTTATGGTAAAAAAAGAGGTGAACAGATTTTTTATGCAACTAAAAATAAAGGTAAAATAAAAGGCGTAGATACTAAAAGGAAAAAATAATGGCTTTAGAAGTTGAACTAGATAAAAAAAATTTAGAATTTACCGATGATAAAGGTAAAAAAGTTAAAGTAGAAGTTGATACTGATTTAACAGATAAAGAAGAAGAAGCTTTTGAATCAGATCATCATTCTAATTTAGCAGAAGAATTAACAGATCAAGAAGTCAATAGTGTTGGTAGAGATTTAGTTAAAGCTTATCAAGATGATAGATCATCAAGAAAAGATTGGGAAGATCAATATTCTAAAGGTCTTAAAATGTTAGGTGTAGTTGTAGAAGATAGACAAGATCCTTTCCCGGGAGCTTCTGGTGTACATCATCCGTTAATGGCAGAGGCAGCAACTCAGTTTCAAGCAAGAGCAATAGCAGAACTTTTTCCATCTGGAGGTCCAGTAAAAACACAAGTAATAGGTAAATCTTCTAATAAAAAAATAGAGCAAGCACAACGTGTTCAAGATTTTATGAATTGGCAAGTAACAAATCAAATAAAAGATTATTTTAACGAACTAGATCAATTATTATTTTATTTATCATTAGCTGGTTCTGCTTTTAAAAAAATTTATTTTGATAATTCTTTAGATAGAATATGCTCTGTATTTGTACCAGCAGAAGATTTTGTAATTTCTTATGATAATACAGATTTAGAAACATCAGAAAGATATACTCAAGTTATGAAACTATCTCGAAACGAGATTAAAAGACGACAGATAGAAGGATTTTATAAAGATGTACCTTTAAGTAAAACTGAAACAACTTCTAATCAAGGCGGTACTGTAGAACAAACAATGGAAAGATTACAAGGTATGACACCAAGTATGTCGGATAAGATACATACAATATTAGAAATACATGCAAATTTAGATTTAGGTGAAGATGAAAATGGTTTAGCTTTACCTTATATTGTTACAGTAGACCAAGATAGTACAGTTGTTTTAGCAATTAGAAGAAATTGGAAAGAAGATGATCCACTTAAAAGAAAAAGAACTTATTTCATACATTATAAATATCTTCCTGGTTTAGGTTTTTATGGTTTCGGCCTAATCCAAATGATCGGCGGTCTGCAACATGCAAGCACTGGAGCACTTCGTGCTCTACTAGATTCAGCTGCCTTTGCCAACCTCAATGGAGGATTTAGAGCTAAAGGAGCAAGAATAGAAGGTGGAGATATAACTGTTTCC